GCGAGGCAAGCGCCGAGGTCGTTCGTAACTTCGGAATCGAGGCCCCTGGAATTTTAAATGCTTACGCGTGTGCCCTCGAGGACATGCTCGTTGAGCAAGCTCAAAAGACTGACGCAATGGCGGAACTCGCCGGAAGCATGGAAGAGATCTTAACAGATCCCGACCACCTGGCCGACTACACCGATCGGTACTTTACCGAGGTGGTCCCCGTCGATATCGAAGATGCTTTCGATGACGACGATCAGTACGACCCTAACGCTGCTTATCAGCAGCAGTACGACATGCCTGCTCCCCCCGTGGGCGCAGCCGGTCAAGTCGGTGCTCCTAACGGTCAGACCTGGGAGCAGTTCGGTGAAGTGATGAGCCGTTCTCCTGAGAATGCCTGGCGCGTCCTCAGCTCCATGCAACCTGAAGCTTTACGGAGCAAATTACTGTTCATGGAACCTTCCTGATTAGCTTTAAAAAGGAAGAGCAACCGCCCTGTCAGTTCCTCACGCTGGCAGGGTCTTTTTTTTGTCTACACTTGAGAAAAGATCTTAGTTATGGATCGCCGTAGAGAACCTCGTCGTCATGAACCTCGTCGCAACGAAGGTCGACGCAGGTCTTCTCACATCAGGCAATCGGCCTGGGCAACTGTCCGCGAACCTGTTGAAGAACAGCAACCCGTGGTGACACAGGAGCCTTTTGACGAAAATATCAATCTTTAACTTCTGAGGTGATCTTTCGTTGGATCACTTTTTCAGCAGTGCTCAAAATCTTTATACCGCAATAACCCCCAATAAAAGCAATAGCTACTGACTCAGACTTACTGAGTTTGAAGCGCTCTGATACTGCTGGAGATACAAAAACAGCAAGCGCCCAACCTACGAGGAGCGCTCTTGTGAAATGAAAGACAATATCCTTCCCCTTTTTCGGGTGGACGATGGACTCGCTAACAGAACCCGCCACAGACCCTCCAGCGATGTCGCAGTCAATCACGACAACATCGAGGATCTTATCAAGCATTAATCCTCTCAGTCTTTTTTAATGATAAACCGATTTAGAGTGAAAGAAATAGGTAAAAAGTATGACTTACGCTGCTTTAACAAACTGGCGTTACGACAAGAACATTTATCATCAAATTCAGTCTGGTCCCCAGAGAACTTCTAACGATCTTAATCTTACAGATACTTATGTTCTGACTTCTAGTGGATATGTTTATGCATCTGGAGAACAACAGACTTACGTAGCGCTTACTGAGCCTGGTGCAAATTTCGGGGTTGTAACTCCTGGTCCCCCTCAGGCGTTTCCTGCTGATTTAGGAATCGAAACTACTTCTTACCCAGAAACGAAAACTTTAGAAGTCACAGTTGTAAGCGACGGCGGCAATAAATTTGCCATCGACGGTGAGTCTCAAAAAAGTCTCACTTTGATTCAAGGGAGTACATATATTTTTGATTTATCAGATACGAGTACGAGCAGTCACCCTTTTCGTTTAAGTGAAACGAATTACGGCATTTGGGCAAGTGGAGTCGAATTTACAAACGGAGTAACTACTTCTGGAGTTCAAGGTAACCCCGGCGCTTACTTACAGATCGTGGTTCCTGAAGGACAACAAGGAGCTGTTTACCCTTACTGCACTGTTCACTCAGGAATGGGTGGTTCAGCTGTTTATTCGTTTAATGCACCTCCTTACAACCTGCCTATTTACCAGAGCACTGAATGGCGAGCTGTTCCTCCGACGATTAGTGGTTACTGGACTAACTATGACAACTACGAGCAACACGCTTCAGGCGTACTGACTGTTTACAACGGTTATCGTCGTCAGGCGATGATTAGCACTGCAAACGCAACAGTTCAGACTGCGTTTGGTCCTATTCCTGGTGTCAAAAGTATCGGGGCTTATACGTACTGGAACGGAGCGCAACCTTCCACACAGCTTTACAGCCCGTTCAATACGCCCTTCGGTAATGACAGCACTAACGGTTCAACAGGAGGTGCAGGAACTTACCCTCGTGGAGGTTATCCGATCCTGTATAACACAGTCGTCTCGGGACAAAGTAGAGCTGACTGGGAGTATGCGCCGCCCGTATATTGTCAAACTTTTGCATCAGCCGAGAGGTCAAATGTTCCTGGAACGATGGAGAGTGTGATCAGGGGAATGTATCGAGGAAGAGCCTCTACATACGTTCCTAATTACGGTGCTGCTTATGGTGTTCTTGGAGAAGGCGTACGGGGCATGATTAGAACATTTAGTCCAGGGGTCAATAGCTCGAATCAAAAAGGTGTTTAACGCTAAAAACGCAACACTTATATACTGACTTTTATAAATCTCCCTTATGATTACAAAGTAGTTTCTACGGAACTTATCGATGTTTATCGATAATGATTTTCCGAAGATTCTCGGTGCCGAGTTATATCGGCCTCACCCGGCTTACATCGTGGAAATGGCGGCTGAGCCCGTCGTTGTCCATGACTTCTCTAAACAGCCTGGTCAGACGGTCCAGCTTGACCGTTACCGGTTCTTCGGAAACCCCGGCTCCAAGGAGTCCCGCGAGCGGACTGCTGAGCAGACGATCGGTACGGCCAACAGCCGGAACATCGTGAAGGACAAGGTTTTGGTGACTCTTCGTGAGTACACCGGACCTGCAGACCCGAACGATCCCACCCAGCCCTCGACGTTCAAAATTGCACGCGAGACCCTGATTACCGCGCAGCGTCTGCTGCTCGATACAGGCAATCTGACCACCTTCCACCAGTCAATCGGCAGCCTCACGCTGTTAGATGACTACCGTCGTTGGCGCGACCGGGTGTTCATTAATGAACTCCTGAAAGCTGTTTCCAAGGGTCAGTCTTCTGACTCACAGGGTGGTTACTACTTCCCTGGCGACCTGGCTACCGGCGCTCTGACCTACACCAACGCCGAGCAAGCCAAGTTTGACGTTAAGGACGACCTCCTTCGTGTGGTCAAGTCCCTGCGTAAGCGCAACACCCCGACCTACCAGGACGGCTTCTATCGTTGCGTTTGTGACCCCACATTTTTGATGCACTTGCGTCAAAATAGTGACTTCCGTGAGGTGGCCCGCTACCCCGGTAACGGTCAAATCAATCCCCTCATGTCAGCTATGCAGCCTAACGCTGCTATCTACATGGGTCAGGGATTCGGTCAAGCCAGCTTCGTTGCTGGTGAGCCGATTATGCCTACGGGATTTGTCTTCGAGGGCGTGCGATTCTTCGAATCCACTAATATGCCTTCTCAGACACAAAACGCTACCATCGCTGGTACTACGCAGGATTACAATGCTGCGATCGGTATCTTCTTCGGCCCACAATCTGTCGGCGTCGGCATCGGTGGCAACAACGCTCAGGTGCTCCTGAACAACAACGACGATTTCAGTCGTTTCATTCAGATGATCTGGTCGTTGTATGCAGGATTCGAACTGCTTAATGCAGACTTCGTTTCCGTTGGTTACTCTTTCGACGCTTGAGGAGGTAACTAACAATGGCAATCAACTCTAACCAGCTCCACGTCGCCAAGATCTATCCTGGCAACTACACCAACGTTCTTCGTTTCTGGCACGAAGAAAAAACGATTCAGTATCAGAACGCCAACGGCGTCGATACTAATCTGACCAACCAGCCCGTCGGCGGCCCTGTCGGTGTGATTTTCCAGCCTGGCTGGATTGCACAACAGGCCGTTGGTTACGTGGACATGAGCTATCAAGCTCTAGGCACGTCTAACCAGATGAGCTACTACACCAGACCTTATGGCTCTGGTCAAAACAGTGCTGAGCAGCCGTTCCTGAACGCTGACGTTATTGTTCCTTCTCCTGACTTCCACAAGGATGTCCGGGCTGACATTACCGATGGCATCAAAGTTCCGGCTTCTGCTTACGTCTATCGCGCATCTCTGCGTCTCAGCGGTGGTGACCTTGTTAGCTCTGGCGTTACCAATGCTGACACTACCCCTGAATTGACCCTTGTTCCCGCTGTGGGCGAAGGTCTGTTAGATAACGGCACTGTCGTTTCTGGTCAATTCGGTGTTTCTCTCACCGGCTCCAATAGCGCTATCGCTAATGGCAGCACTGCTTCCACCAACATCATCGACTCCAGCAGTCTGGCTGCTCTGAGTTCGGAGACTCAGTGGAAACTATTCACCACGACCGACCTTGGTGGCGCCGCTGCTTCTGGTCTGGCTCAGGGTGCAGGTATCTATGATCCTCGCGCTGGTGCCAATAAGTTGTCTGGTGACGACAAGGCTCTCGCAATTTGCGAAGTCTGCTGGATTATTCCCGATGAACCGCCCGAGCGTCAGGACGTTGCTCTGCAACCTGACGGTCTGGTCGAGTCTTCGACTTACACCAGCACCTCTCCTTCCTGATATTTTCAGGGAAAACAAAAACAGACCTCTCCTTCGGGAGGGGTCTTTTGTTGTGTTTATTTAATAATTAGTTCTGTTAAAAAATTATGGGTGTTCTAGCCTATATCAGACATAGTTTTAAACACTATGGATAAGGTTTCAAGTCTTTCACTTGAGAGAAAAGAGTGTGAAAAGTGCGGTGCTTGTTGGTTAAACGGACAACACTATTGGTCTACGGGGGCAAAAGGTAACGAGAGAGATTTGGCTGGTTTAGTTTGCAATACGGTTAAGAGTCCGAAGTGCATAAATCCGGAGAAAGGCGCTGAGGGAGGAGATACTTGGGAAAAACGAGCCAAATTTTTAGAGAATCTCGAAAAGGTCAGAGACCAACGTTTCGGACCTTTGTGGGATTTTGGTAATTTAAGCGAAGATAATTAACGCATTGGCATCATTAGACCGCCTAAAGCTGGACCTTGGCGTTTAATTTGAGCTTCAAGACTTTGATCTTCAAAAGGTTGTAGTAGCTGTTCACCTGCGCTCTTAAGTTTTTGTACTGTTCTTTTGAATTCAGGGGCGTCTGTATTGCCCATGTCGTAGTAAGAAAGAAGTCTCAAATAATGTTCCGGATTAAGTAATGGAGCAGCTCTCTGTATTCTTCTAGTCAAATTATCCTCTTTTGGTTCAAACCCAGCTGCGGACGCATACTCTAAAACATCAGGTATAAAGTCAAGACCTCCTGATAAAGCTGAAACTGCAATTTCACCAGGGATGACTATGTTAGCGTTGTGAACTCTTTGTATTTCTGATTCTTCGTCAGGGTTAGTTGATTCTGTGTAAAAACTAAGAGCATCACTAGCCTTACTCAAGCCAGGTAGAAATTTTCCTGCCAAACGAAAAACAGCTCCAGGCATTGTCTCTAAAAATATTATGCTTGCACTATTTTAATGGTTTCTGGTATATGCTACTGCTCGTATAGTGATTGTTATGACCAACAAAATCTACACTCCCAGTGGTATTAAAATCACAGTCTTGTCAATCCATGACGATGGCGAGTATTTCATGGTTCGTTCTGATACATCAGGTAAGGTCTTTTTTGCACATAAAGATCAAGTAAAAGAGACTTTCGAGGAAGATAAAAGTTCTAATGAAAGCGTCAATCAAGGGCTTTCACGTCGTGGCCGCAGAAAAGTCTCTAAACCAAAAACTGAAAAGAAAGTCGTAGTCAAGCCTCAGGTACCGACTGACAACAGGGTAAATTTGAATACTTTGACTGCTGAGGGACTGACTCAAGTGCTTCCTGGCGTTGGGATTAAAACTGCTAAAGAAATTATTGACCTTAAACAAGGTCTTCCTGGTGAGAAATTCACCAAACTAGATCAACTTAAAGCTGTTAAGCGAATCGATTGGGATGAAGTTTTTGCGACTGGAGATGTTTTTGTAGAATAAAAACATATATGTTTTATAAACCGTGGCGCAGTTAACCCAAAACGAATTAGAGCAGATCCAGAGTTATCTGGCTCAGCAGGGTGTAACTTTCAACGCCACAACAACCGACGCCTCTAAGCGAGAGGTTATTTACGCTGCGATCAATCAGATCACGCGTAATCCAGCTCAAGTATTTGGTTACAAACTAGATGACTACAATTTCAGTCGTGTTGCTTATCACCTTGCTTATAACATCGCTACTGTACCTGCGGGTGATTACGCGAGACTTGTAGAAGCGTGTAATAGTATCCCAAGTGAGTTTTACAACGACAAGATCGTACAGCAAATCGAGCGTTGTGAAGAAGCTGAACGTTTGACTGAATTAGCAACAGGTAAAGCAACAAGTCGTCAAGAAACAATCCTTGGAGACGTTTCGCGTTCGATTAATATCCAAGACAAACGTGAGACAGCTCGTGTGTGGCGAGAGAACTATATGTATGAGTGTGATCGTCTAGCTCAAATGCTTTACGTACCTAATTATCGAGATCCTGTTGCTTCTCGCTATCGATTTGAACGCTCAGGTGGTGAGTTTATACAGGCAATCCCTGGTCCTCCTGACGTATCACGCTCTGACAGAATTTATTTTAGGGATAATTGGCGCTAAACTAATTTTATAAAATAGTCAAAGAGCACCGTGGGACAGGCACAAAGAAATCTAGACTTGATAAATGAGCTGCGACAAAGAGCAACGGGGCTTGCTCAAAAACTTGGTGGGGATGCAGAAGAACTTGGTCAATCACTAATTGACACTTTTAGTGATAAAGCAAATCTCGAAGCTGTAAGAAAAGCAATTAAAGATCGTGGCATCACGATGGGTCAGCGCTCAGTTCCAAGTATGAAAGATTTGGGCGCTGCTCCTAAGCCTGAATTTCCTGTGCCTGCGGGTTCCCCTGAAATTCGTCGACTTCAGCAACTCCGCCGTGAGATTGGTCCGATGCAAGGACCGCCTGAGTCAACTTCTGCTGATTACATCTTCCAACCAGCAATCCGTGGCATGCGGAACCCACAAGGTTCAGTTGCTCCCGGCACGATGTTTTCTCAGACCGGAAGAGTCACCGAACCCGGTACGAGAATCGGTGGCCGGATGATGGAAGGTGATTATCCGAGCACTCCTCGTCGGGCAGTTGTTCGTGAAACTGAAGTTGAAGTTTCTCCTGGTCAGGGAGAACTCCCTCTCGATTTCCGGTCAAATCGTGAAGTTATGAGCGAGTT